AATAATCCTCCCATGCTTGGGTCATCTCTTCCTTCAGGGACGCGCTTGGACGTATCTCCTGATCTAGAGATCGGGTAATGGCCTCTCCCAGAGACATCTTCTGAGAAGCGGTCTCCTTCTTTGGCTCTTCCTTCTTATCATTAGAAGCTTCCTCAGAGTTATCCTCTGTGGTCTCTTCCTCAGTGGCTTCAGTGCGTCGGTTATTGCTAACCTGGGCAACCTTTTGTGCCACTTCATTGACGAGAGAAATGCACTTGGAGTCGGCCGGATCACAACCAAGACTCTGAGAAATCTCAGCGATTTCTTGAGTGGATAGTTCTGATACTTCGATCTCTTCATCTCCATCTTCTTCTGAAGGGGAGGCATACTTGCTCTTTAGAGCCACCAGTTCGCTCTTATAGGACGCGAAGTCCTCATCCGACATGTCTCGGACCTTAGCGTACTGTGCTTCTGCAGCTTCCTCATCAAGGGAAACTCCAGATTCAGCCAGTTCAGCCATTCGGCTGGCAGCGGTCTCTTCACGAGCTAGAGTGTCAAGGGCAGCCTGGGCTACCTCAGCGCGTTGCTTCCACTCTTCGAGTTCTTTTTCCAGTTCAACTATTCTCCCATTAGCCGCGACCTCACCATCGGTAGGGTCAGCGTCATCAAGAGCTGCGAAGGTATCTTCATACTCTGTAAGCTTTGCATCCTTTGCCTCTAGGGATGCTCTTAGAGTCTCGAAGGTCTCCTTAGCTTCTTTGAGAGCAGACTCAGCCTCTTCACGAGCCTGTGCCTCTTCTCGGGAGGAAAGTAGTCTCTCGACTTCAGCTTGAACAGCTGCATTGAACTCGTCTTTGTTTAGTTCTGTCATATCGGCTTTTCCTCCTTATCAGGATTTTTAAGTTTGTCTTCTGTCCCCCGACAGATTCAAACGTATGCGCTCTTTGTGTCGCATTTCCTCTCATCTACTCCGTGGCCGTGTCCTTGACTAAAATGTAGTCAACACATCAATTAGGTAAGTCTAATCTTTACATCACCGTTAGTGTGATAAAGTTCACCAAGGTCTACGCCACCGCTTCCGGCAGCTCCGTCACTGGTGAAGTTTAATTCTGCTAGAGCCAGTCCGGTGACCGGACCTTTGTTCTCAAGCCCCAGCTTGCCCTTATCACGGAACAGGGTTCCCGAGGCGGTGATGAAACTTCTCTGAATATCTGGCTTTGCCATTTTTCTGTTCCTCCTTCTAGAGCTTTCTTGTAAGAATCAGCTGATTTTTGTTAACTACTGTTTTACCAGGGCCTCAAGGGCCCCGGCAAGGCCTATTTCATCATGTTTCAGAAAGCAACAGGTGGCTCCTGCATTCATCATATCATTGTTACGAAGATCACTCCCCGAGAATCCAATGATACGCACTTTCTTTTTCTCTGATTCAGCTTTTTCAAGCTCTCGACGATAGGCTACAAGGTGTGCCCCGTGCTCAAAACGAGACTCTCCTCGTTTACCATACTGAAGGCCTAAATAGTAATCCATCAAAATTGCATCCCAATCTTGCTCCAAAGCATCTAGAGCAGTAGGGATTGTCTTCACATTTGTGAATTCAAAATTCTCCATTGAAAGTATCTTTGCAAGCTCTCGCATCACAAAGTCGTATGATACTTTCATGTCTTCAACTACCAAAATTCTCAACACCATGTTATGCTGATTTCCTTGTTAGGATCAGTTGATCTTTCGTAACAAATACTTCTCCAAATTTGGATTGCAACTTGGACAAGAATACTATCGTTTCATTCTCATTCAGAATTTCCACAGCCTTCTCAACCGCAACTTCGCGATCTAAACCGGCATTGATTATCTCGGGATCAGCTCCCACGAAAAGGACAAAACCTCCCACCTTTTCACGTTCTGCGGACGGTTCTAATGCCTGAGCAGTTTTGAAAGCATCCATCTTCTTCTTGTACCTAATTACCTTGTTCGAAGCGATGACTGAGGAGGCCTCAATTGGCTCACTGATTATTCTGAAGTTTTTTTTTCAGCCGCTACGAAAGATCGAAGAGAATTTCTAAGTTCCTCTGCTTCTGCTCGGATCCTAGTTACCTGATCGTGTCTAGTAACAGGGGTGCTTGCTGCATCCTTGGACAGAATTGGTCTGTCTTGAACAGTCACGAATGTATTACTCGGGGCAGAATCAATGTGCTCTCGTACCGTCTTGGTAAGAGTATTGTCTTCCTCGTCCCTAGTAGTTCTATTCCTAACGTTCCTTAGACACTCAGGAGCCTTTGAGCTGGCCCCAATAACAGGGCAGGGCTCTTCAAATAGTGCGCAGTAATTCTCGTGGATGACCTGGGCTTCTGACTGGTCAAGCGCGTTGAACTTAGTAACTCGCCTCTTGAAACTCTTACATATGCTGTCTGGGAAGGAAGATACTGAGCCGGGACCGCCAATACCAGGGCCTGTCCAGCGTAGCGCTGCGTCCTCCTTGCCTCCAACAGTTAAGACCCGCTTAATACCTCCGGTCTCTTTGTCTAGCTCGACATAGATTTGATCTACAAGTTCCATGTCTCCGTCCTCTGCTACCACCTTTACTTCGGCAGCAACTTCTTGTGGTGTTTCTTCCTTCTTGGAAGAAAGTTCTACTTTGTGTCCTCGGAGGTTATCAATATTCTCTAGATTGATTACCTGCTCACCCTTTTCCAATTGCTCTCGGTGAGCCGCTGTCTCCATGATAATGGAGTGAGGATTAGCGGGGTTCTTTACGATTCCCATACCACTGAATGTAATGTTTCTAAGCACACGGGAAACGAAGTGCTTCCCAAGAGCTTTATTGCCTGCCATGATCCTAACAAAACCACCGATGAGATCATCAGGATTATATCCCAACGACTGGGCCTCATCTCGGGTAATAATCTGGTCTCCAACCTTGATATCGAAGTCCTTGAAGTAACACTCCATGCTAACTTTCCAATCACCCGCAGTGATTTCATCTGCTAGATCAGGGAAGCGCATCTTATGAATCACGCCCGCTATGCCGATATCTATATCCAAGCTATCGGGGTTGTTTGCGGACTCTTCGAACTCCGCCATTACCTTCGCAGGGTCGAAGTGACTACCGTCCTTGTAAAGGAAATCACACTGATAGATGTGGCCAACAACCTTGTCTTCCTCATGCTCCAGGTCAATGGCCTTATTGACGATAGTATTATGGGCTCTCATCATTTCAGAAGGAAGGAAATGGGCCCCATTCTTGTTAGTTCCTGCTGAAACTAGAATGGAGTAGATGTAGGATAGATCTTCCTGTTTCTCACCATCTGGAAAACTCAAGAAAGCTGCTTTTTCAACAGCCGCCTTCTCCACTTCCTCCTGGACCTGGATGGGTGCGTACACCCTGACTTTGTTCTCTTCTACCATTGTTTCCTCCTAAACTTGGGCAGCAGGTTCCGGGACGGATACTGCTTCCTCTTCTGAGACTGTTTCCTTGCTCCCGTTTAGTAGCTTATACAACTTATCGAGATTACCTAATGTCTTAGTCTTGCAAGCTTTTCGTTCCTGCTTAATCTCTACTACCTGAGCTTCCATCGCTTCAATGTTGTGAATTTCCGGCATTGGATTTCTATCCTCCGTTACGTTTGAAGACCTTGATAAGAAGGTCAATTGATTGGTCAAGCTTGTGAGCCAATTCCTCGTAATCTTCTTTGCTCTCGGTAACATCCTTTACTCTCTTTTCGTAGAGATCAAGCAATTGCTCCTGTTTCTTTTGATTAGAACGAAACAGGTACACAATAGCTCCCACGAGGGGAACTACGGTTAGTGCTAAGAAGCCCCCTGATTTCAAGATTTCTGTCAAAAATTCCCACATAAGGCTGCTGCCCCCTTTACTGCTTTAGTCTTGATCTACAGATAGCAATCGCGGCACTCTTGATACTCTGGTCTTTGAAAGTCTTGTTGCTCTTTCTGAGCCGCGTTTTCACATCCAGAATGCAGCGCTCCATTTTATCCGTAGACTTGAATGGGGCCGCGGTCTCTGCCGTGTTCAGCTTCTTCTTTGGCTTCTTAGGCCTCAGATGTTTAGGTACATCTGAAAGCCTAACGAAATTATCGCCCGGCTCACCAGCCACGTCTACAGGCTTAATGGGGACACACATGTTAAGGTTCTCATCCAGTTCCCAACCATCGGGGCACTCTAGCGTACCCACTGGGTCAGCTCCCTCCACATTAACTAGAGGAATACAAGAGCCGGACTTGGGATCAAAGATTTCCGTGGGTTGGCATAGCGGATGAAACTGCTCTGGATCGGTAATCTGGCCTTTGTTAGCCCACCCGCTTAGGATTTTTTTTCGATTCTCTCCGCCACGATCTCGCGAGCGTGGAATAGAAGGTGATCGATAGCATCCTCAATGGCCTTATCAGAGAATCCCTTTACGGCTGTTGAGCGGAATAGAGAGTTTCGTAGTCGAGCCACATCTACAGATGCGGTGTCGTACGGATCCTCAACTCCGGGGGCGTGGTGCATCAGGCTGCGGCGAGTATCACTTACTAGAGAAGGCGGGAAGGCAGCGTTAGGTAGTTCCTTCGCTAGAACCTTGCTCTTCTCCTTAGTTCCTGCTTCCTCAGCGATGATCGCGTCAAGAGCCTGGATCAGCTGGGCGGTGCTCATGCGGGAAGCCACACTCTTAACATTCTGTGGGCCGGCATCTCCGTCAGGACGATTCTTATCCATAGTGGATAGAGGAGAACAAACTCGGCGAACTGCATTCCAAGCCGTGCCTGGAGGACAATCAACAGGGATCTTTACTCGACCAGGAACTTCAACGGTCAAGCCCTCTCGGTTACTCTGTTGTACCTGAGCATCTTCCTGCTCACTCTTACCCTTGAAGGCTCCTGCTCGGGGCTGGCACTTCTTGGTAACAGGATTCATGAACTGCCCCTCAGGGCAGCCAGGACCTTTCTTCTTACCAGGGCCATTTGTGGTGGTCGTGCCAGGGTGCACGGCTCCGTCTTCTTCTTCAGACTTACTCTTCTTGGTGAACGGTACGAATCCCTTCTTCTTCTTCTTACCATTCTTACCATTCTTATCATCGCCATCCTTACCGTTCTTCTTCTTCTCCTGAATCTTCTTGATGAAATCAGGTAGGGCAGCCTCTTCTTCCTCAGACTTAGTCTTCTTGCTACTGTCTAGAGGAATGCACTCGTTTCTATCCTTATTCCAAATCGTGTCCTTAGGACAGTCGATAGGAAGTCGGACAGGGCGTCCCTCAGGCTGAGCGGTTAGATCTCTCTGAGCCTCTTCCTCATTAGCCTTGTCCGTAGTGGAACCGGGCTTGCGGGAAGGATCTAGAGGGACGCATCGTCGATTACTGAAGTCAAAGAACTCTCCGGGAGGGCAATTGAACCCAACCGTATCTCGACGGCCGTCTGGCTGCAACGCGACGACATCCTCATGTCCGTTAGCAGCGACTTCTTGTACGAATCCTCGGGTATGTCCGCATCTATTAGCTGCGGAATCCCATCTCATACCGGGCGGGCAGGGGCCTTGCTCCCGAGCTGCTGCCCGATAAACTTCAAGTCTCGCTTCTTCTGTCTTGTTTTCCATTGTGATTAGCTCCTGTACCACGGCTGAGAACTCTTCTTCCGTGTTTGCCTTGCCAAAGTTTCGTACTTCAATGCCACAAGCCTTGGCTCGGGACAAAATCTTTCTACGCAAGGTGGCCTTCTCGCTACCAGTCAATCCCTTACCCTGGTTGAAGCGGGCCATTGCGTTACGTACACGTCCACAAGTATCTAGAGGGAACTTCCTCTTTCCAGGAACACCAAAGGAACTAGCTGGTAGCGCCTTTCTCTGACCGCCCTTAAGGGGCGCGCCTGTTTCCTGGCTTCCGAAGTCTTCCATCTTCTCTACACGCATCTCCTCAGGAACAGCAACTCCAGGGTGTTGAGAAACATATTTCTCACCATTGTGCTCTCCTGATTGAGGGGCAACTTCAAACTTCTTCACAGTATGGCTGTGGGCGGGATGGCCGCCTATAGAAGTAACACCGTTTCCATCCATATCTAGGGTGGCAACATGCTTATGTCCATCCACTGGGTCTGAGGAAGTCATTGCGAGTCTAGCGAAGGTAGCCACAGCCTTCTTAAACTCGTCGTCAAACATCTCAGATGCCAGTACGGTATCCTTGTTGAGAGGTATGCACAGTCTCAACTTACGATCAAAGAATTGGTTGGTGGGGCACTCAAAATTGACAGTGTCCTTCCGTCCCTCTGGATCTAAAGCAATAACCTCTTCGTGGCCGTTCTTGGCCTCTTCTTCATCTACGAGCAGAGGGTTGCCCTCTTCATCTCGGGCAAATTCCTCAGTATCCTCCTGCTCTGCTTCCTCTACAGAAATGCACTTTCTCTGCACAAAAGAAAAAGTTGTGCCTTCAGCACAACTTTCAGGTTCATCCATTTCGTCTGCATCAATTGCGACCTCTGTGGCAATCTGCGGGGTAGTATCCTTCTTATCTACCTCTCCCCTCCACTCGGGGCCATAGTCTACATTGACGCTACGTGTTTCTTCTGTATGGTCTATACTCCCCATCGGTAAACACCGACCGGAGCTAGGATCTTTGCGATGTCCTGCTGGACAATCTTCGCCTACGACTACAGCTAACTCTCGCAACTCCGTGAGAAAGCTTTGGACGTCGACGTTCTTGTCTACGTTCTCATCTGCCATGGTTTTCTAACCTCCTGCGTAGATTTTTTCCTAACTCTTAGTTAGGGCTTGCGTGGCTTAGTATTGGGTTTGGTCTTCTTGCGAGGGGTTTTACCGCCGCCCTTACGGGGGCGACCCTCGCTAGGAGTTCCCGTTGGTGTTCGTTGAATCGTTTGAATCTGCTTCTGAACCTCTGTCTGATTTTTCTTAACGAGGTCAGTAATATTCTTCTGGAAGTCCTTAAGGTCCTTGTCAGTAACTGTCGTAGGCTTACCACTAGGTGTAGTATCCTGCGTCGGTACAGGTCCCTGTGCGGGTATAGCTTTCGGATTGTAAGGCGAACCGATGATTCCAAGGGTTCCGTCGAGAACCAATTGCTTCTCTTGGATGAAGTTGGCAAGCTCGGCACTGAAGTCGAATCCAAGCTTCTCAATACCGGTTTCGTAAGATACAATGCGTCGGTCGATCATTCCCTGGATGACGCTCATCATCATGATCTCATCCTTGAGAGCGTTCTCGTCGAAGCGCACTGTTGGGTAGCGACTAAATCCCATCGCTAAGGCTACTTCCTCATATTCGTGATTGATCCATCTCGTCACACAGCGACGGGCATAATTGACTTCCTCGGCGAAACCCTTAAGTCCAGCCTCGATAGCTTTAGCGTTACCTTGCATTTGTCCATCTACTAGGGCCCTAGTTACTCCCATAGCCTGACTGAGGTCATCATTAACCTGCTCAAACTTCTCCTTACCTAGAATCTGGCTAACTTCCGGGAAAGTAATTTTCTCAACCTGAAGGGTATGGTTCCAGACAATGTCGAAACTCTTACTAGCGGTATCAAACAGCCGCGCTATAGTCTCTAGCTCTGACTGGTTAGTTACTGGATGCTCATCATTACCAATGGTGATCTTCAGAATGTAGTTGGTAATACCATCAAGGGTGGAGAAGTCAGCTTCCTTCAGCTTATCCTTGTAGTGCATATCATCTAGCATACGCGCAGCGCGAGGCTGGGGGTATCTTTCGTAATCCATTCTACGGTAGTCGCACTTACCTACTAGCTCAGGTGGTAGTTTGACAGGCTTGTTCTTCTTGATGGCGTCTTTTAGTTCCCGGGGTAGGCTGGACAAAAACTTCTTCTGCTCGGGGCTAGCCTTAGCTGGGTTCTTCAGCAGGTCAGCTACTTCTTTGAAAGCTGCGGGCTTGAGGAAAGTTTCCGTCTGGTCGAAGAGTAAGGAACCCTTAATATCCACGAGTGTGGGGTTTAGGAGGGTGTACTTCAGAGGGACAAAAGACTTAGACCAAATCTTCTTAGCGGCCGCTACATCCTTGTAAGCCATCAACTTCTTCATGTCTTCGGAGGTCTGGTAATGATTTGCTTGGGCCGTACGTCTTACTGCCCCATCAAAATTTTCTGGCTTCAACTTGGGTTCAAACTTACCCACAATCTTGAAGGTACGTACCATTCCTACTCGAAAGAAGTCAAAGAAAATCTTCTCGACGGTCTCCGAAAAGTTAATCTCGTCACCCCAGGTGTCATAGAACAACTTGATATCTACATCATCGATGTCGTTCTTGAATCCTTTGGACGCAAAATTGGAAAGAGTGTCTATCCAGGTACCGTATGGGCCCTTGGCCTTGTAAAAATCAATTGCCCGCTGGAAAATTTGGGCCGGCTGGGCTCGGGTTACGGGCGGAGTGCCCACCAAAAGATCGAGATCTGTTCGACGGACAAAGTCTCGGGTGACTACCCGCCCACCCTCATGAAACCTCATTGGGCTTGGGTCTCCCTTCTGGGGATCTAGATAAGCCAGCTCGACGGCTGGTCTTCCTTCTGGCCCAACATCGATTTCCATCTCATGAATACCGGGCTCGACTTCTTTGTGGGAGAGAACTTTGGAGTTTTCCAAATTCTCATTTATCCTGTCCTTTACTTCGTCCGACATCTAGTCTCTCCTATCTATCGCTGACTGGCTTATTCCTACCACCCACCTTAGAACCTGTTTTCTTGGGTTTCGGTGTCAGAACTGCCGCAGAACTGGTCACTACTTTTCTACCCCGGAAAGTTTTGTCTAACATCCTTGCCTTGTACCCTTCCGGGTCTTGTGCCATCTCTAATTTATCTCGTAGGACTCCGTGGACCTCCACGGAGATGCCATCGGAAATAACCTCTGGTAATGGGTCTCTGGACTTTACGATTCCGCCATGGTGGATAATGCTCTCCGGCATAAGCTCTGCCCACAGGTGGTCATAGATACACCTGGCGACGAGCATGAATGCAGTATACAAGTCCTTTTTCTGTTTAGCGTGGCCCTCGCCCTTGGGGACGTCAAAATGATGTTTCCCCGTTGGGGTTTCGGTTATCTCAATCATCTGCATTTGGTTCTTCATCTCTTTGATGGTAGTCCAAGCGTCTTCTTCCGCCGGGGACGGTTCTTCTGAAGTAGACACCTCCGGAAACAACAAATCCCTGTGCTCAAGGAGCCTTAGGGCCGCAAAATTAGACTCCGAGATGAAGTCAGTTCCAAAGTTGCACATCGTTAGAATATGCCTACCACTTCGCAACTGGTGTAGCTCATCATCTGGGTCTAGGATTGCTCCTGCTCGATGACCACGGGGATTTTCTGCTAGGATGTCTTTGACAGCTAAGCCACCACCACCGGCATCCATGTATATTGATTGTACGTTGAAAGCATCACACAGCTCGTCTATTATCTGGGCCGCATGTACGAAGGACTCTCCCTTCAATTCCATAGCATGAACTATCTTGGCAGGAGTTCCCATTTCTGCAATGGCTATAGCAAAAGAGTCTTCAGTTCGGGCGGGGTCGATACCTAAACAATAAGATTTTCCAGACTCTCCCACAACCTGAGTTGGGAAACTAGTCTTAGAACATGCTTCTAAAAGTGATGCGCGATAAAAGGCATCTGTATCTGGAATGAATGCTGCCTCATACTCCATTCGGAACTCAAGGCTAGACATTTCTCTCTGTGCCGCTTCAATGGATTTCTTATCCAGGAAACCTTCGGGTAGAAGCCAGTAGGGTACGCGATACACAGCATACTTCTCATTCCCTCTTTTCATTTCATCCCGATATGCTTGATACAGCTTGTACATGTGGTTAAACGTGAAGTAACCAGATGAGGTGATAATGATTTGGTTAGTAACTGTGTCTTTGTCTATTTCGTCTTGGGTGATCAGTCCCTTGGCCAACAGTTCCTTCTGGCGGGCCAGCTTCTCAACGTTCTCCATCGGGTCAGCTACGGTAGCTGCCATAGGTCGGATGACCATGTTGAAGATCTCTTCAGGAATGTGGGGGAACTCGTCGCAGAGGATGGTATAGAAACGCGAACCTCTGATCTTGGTACCATCTCCGAGTGGGATGGCTTGAATCATAGCAGGATTTTTCAACCCTACGGCTTTGAAACGCAGGTAACAGTTGTCAGACGCTTTGATGGGGTGTTTTTCACAAGCAGCTCTCAGGATGGGAGCGCGTAGGTAGATCTTTTCCACCTCGTCAAACATGAACTTGCTCTGACGAAAGGTAGGGGCGAGAAGACCAATACGGTGTCCTGGATATAACAGCGCCTTCAGGCAAGCAAACACTGCATTGATGAAGGTCTTACCGGAACCACGACACATGATGGCCATAACATAGTCCCGAAACCACATAGACCTCAAGACTACCTTCTGAATTCCACTCAACTTAACGTTCAAAAGGTCGTCGGCTGCGATTTCGGGATATTGTCGATAGAACTCTAAGAGTTCTTCAGATTGTAGGGAAAAATCTGGATCATCCAGCAGTGTTGGCAAGGGGACTATCCATCCTTTTCCAGAACCTCTTCTAGTTGCTTCTGAGCATCATCCTCTTCTGCAAGCAGGGCAGCAACTCGCTTTTCGTCTCGTCTCTTCTGCTCCAAATCGTATCGGACCACAAGATCTACGATATTGATGTCCTGCGAAGCTCTGGCGTCTTTACGATCAACGCGTCGATTAGATAGGTTTTCCTTGGCTGTCTGCTTTCGTTTGTGAATTCTCTCTAGCGCCTGATTGATATTCACGATGGCGTCTGGGCTGTCTTTAGCAGCTTTGAGCAACCGTGTCTTCATGATATCGGCTTCCGCAATTTCAAAGATGTCATCTATATCTACTGCAGTAGGTTCTTCATTTTTGAAATCAGTTAGAAATTGTTGAACTACCCCTACATACCGCTTCTTTTCAGCGGCTGTGAGTACTCCCCGTTGGGGCATTAACTTACGCACGAGATCAGGGTTAAGCTTACGTCCAACTACAATGGCAGCGACGTCACTCTCCTCATCCTCGGGATTCTCGTCTAAAACTTCTGGTACAATAGGCGTTTGGTACTGTTTTAAGTTCCTACGGCTATTGGGATTGTTCCACTTCTTGGACTTCGGATCAGCTTGGGCTTTTTCTTTAAGCTCGTCTTTGTTTATGTCCGGGGTCTGAGTCTCTTCTGACATTCATAGCCCTCTTTTTCAGTACCACAAAAAGGGGACAACTGCAGCGTGCAGTCCCCCTGTAAAGATGGCAATTAATAGGTTAAATAAATTGGTACTTAGTGGTACGTTTGTAGGAGTCGTTTGAAATCGAGAAGTGCTATCATAGCATCTTCAGCTGCGTAACAAGACGTGCTTTCGTATTGGTACGGTTCATCCGCCCTAAGAGCCGCCGTCTCAACATACCGACGAATATCAGTCAGCTCCTTCTCTGTACGCACGTCACGCATAGCGAAAAGTAGTTCATCTCTATTATCGACGAAAAACTCCTCTTGTTCTGGGTAGCTAGCTTTCAAGTCTTCGAAGCGCGCAATACATTTCTCATCCAATTCGTACGCCAAGTGGGCACGAGACATGTTCTCACGGTGCTCAGGGCTATAACGCCTGCCCTTCTTGGCATCGGACATCTTCCGCTTGGTCTCTTCTGTAGGCGGTTGTCCTCGCAAGGTGTCGGATATGCGCTTCTTGGTTTCTTCGGAATGCTTATACCCAGGCTTTCTTCCTCTAGTTTCAGACATGGTTATCATCTCGTTAGATGTCTTGTACTTCGGTATTCTGTAGTTCAGTCTTACGCTCTAGTTGGTCCTCGGGATAGACCACTTCGTGGCCTGAAGTCCCGAGAATAACAGCGTCAATTCGCACCCTTACGACTTCTCCGCTGGTTGAAGCCACTCTGGCTTCGTAGCCCTTGAAGGGGCCATCCTTGAGAATAACCCTATCACCTTTCTTGTATTGACTGGTCTTCAGCTCGGTAATCAACTTTCCCTGAGCTGCTTCCATTTGCCTAATCTCGTGTTCTGTCACCGGACCACAGTACGTGGTTACCTGGGGAAAACGGCTAAGCTTGTGAAATACCTGAGGATGATCGTTGTATCTGAGAAAAAGATAACCCTCGTATAGGGGCATATCCTTGATACGAGTAGTTCCCTTTTTGGTTTGGTACTCTTTTTTGATGAAGGGGTAGAAAAACTTGTCTATTTCCGGACAGTTCTCCTTGATATACCCCACCACATTGTCCAACCGGTTTCTTTTGATCACCCAAGAATGCCACTGCTTCTTAACCGTCATGGTGTGTCTCCTCGATCTAGTTCAATTATAACCGGTTTTTCCGAATTTAGCAAGTCTATTGGCCCTTTTTCTTGTCCCGCTCCTCTTTCATCCTTAAAATATCGCTAGCCGTAGCAAACATTCCAGGCACAAAGTCCCGGTCTTCTCCCCTTTTTTCCGCTTCAGGGTTGATAACCTTGCAGGATTTCGCACAACCAGGGCATAGCTTCATGTACGTGTATTCGGAGCCATAGCTCTCATACCCGCATTCTACACACTCTACAAGGATATCGCTACGGTTAGAACGTACCACACTCTTCTTGGGAAAAGTAAAAGGAAGACGGTCTAGGATGTGCTTGTTCTTGTCATTGTGGTCATGGATCATCTCCTTGTACTTGGTAGAGCCCATCTCTTGTTCTAGAGGAGACTGACGCTTCACACTTCCAGGAGCTAACTCCGCATGACCAGTGGGGTTTTGCTTGATCGAATCCTTAGCCAGCTTGGCTACATCCTTTTTTACCGCATCCACATTAACCGTGGTCTTGGGTCTGTTCTTCTTGGGCATTCTAAGTCCTTACACGATATTTACGGTGATGCTCACAATCCCGGAGGGGGATCTGAGGAATCCCGTCTCATCAAATTGTTTCTGGTAGGAGTCTGAAGATGTCGCGGATCCTGCGGGCCTTCCGTCAAGAGTTCCTACAGCTCCCTGAATACTTGTGGTGCCCAATGCGTCGTCGCCTACAATACCCTGAAGGGAAGATTCCATGTTAAACGCACGCACCGTAATGGACATTGCTCCCAAAGCCTGCGTGGCTGGGATGGGGTAAATGAATCTGAAGTCAAAATCGGTTGTAGAGTCCTGGTCCCGACGATCAATAACTCGCCTATCCACAGCTAGGCCGTCTATTACCAGGATTGCAGAGTGGATCGTCCTCAAAGCCGTGGTAGGAGCCACAACCGTGATCTTATCCCCCGGAGAAAACGTAGCACCTGGGGCGGGCGATGAAATTGTAGGGGACGGGGACAAAGCCGCGAAGTTAGTAGCTGAGAGAACGGCTATCTGTCCTGCCTGGAGCGCCGCATTCGCAACGTCTGCAGTACCACGATTCGGAAGTTCAGGACGAAGACCTCTAATGTTCTGAACGATCTGACCTTTGCGTGCGGGCATACCAAATGGTTGTCCCTCGATCGGAGGCTTACCCCGGAAGGCTCGAAAAACTTGGTTTCTGGTAGAACCATACGCTTCTTCACCAGTAGTGTCTGTGAAGTCTATTTCTCGGCCGCGAGGATCATCACCATATGTAAAATTGGGGCGTCGCTTAATGAAATCTACATCAGGATCGCCGCGTTCAACGTTATCATCAGCCCACGAGTGACCTAAGCCCCTACCCTCCGTGGTTGTCTTGTCCCTGTGTTCTACCATATTCGAGTTCCTCCATCAGTTGGTCCAGCATCCAGTAATACTCTTTGAAGCTGCCGTTATTGTCAAGGATGAAGTCGAAATCCTGGTAATCTTGCATAGCAGTCTCGCTAGAGTGGGTGTGGCCTACAGTAACGCCACTTCCTACTCGTTGAACCTTGACCACTGTGCCTCCCTCTTCGTGAATCTTGTTCCCCTCATTAGGATAGCGTACATCAGAAATCACAGCGCAATCATATCCCTGTTTTTCTACCTCAGGGATTGTGGTGTTGAATAGCGTATCGACCCAAATGAGATCGTAAATCTCTCGCATCTTCTGGCCAATACCCTGTAGAATCTCTCTGGGAGTAAGCCCGTATCTAGGGTCTATTGTCTCCTTAATCTCCTGCGAACCGTAACACTGTTCATGAGAAAGACCAAAGACAAGCATGGCGGCCTCTTTCACCTTATCCGCAAAAGCTACCCGCTTTACTTGTCCCGGAAATTTCTCTTCCAAATACTCCGCGGCAGTGTCCTTTCCTACCTGAGCAGTACAACCAAATCCAATAATGTGCATGGGTCACCCTTCCTAAAGTCTAAATTTTCTGCCCTTGATAGCTTTTTCAAGCTCGGCTAAACCTTCCTTGATCTTGATGGTCTCTTTGGCCACCTTTCTCAATGCTACCTCGGCCTTCTTTGGGCCCAGCTCCGAGGGGCGGGTCCCTGGTATCACCTCGATGCTGATAATAGCATCAGGGCAATCGTGTGTGAATTTGCACGTACAGGAGCCGCGCAAATATTCCTCTTCAGAACAAAAGCAAACTATTTCACCCTTCTCGTCAATATTGACTACGCCCTTGAACTCGGTCATACAATGTACTCAGGATAATCATAAGTCATATCCTCTTCAGATGCAATCAGGACTTCGCTGGTTCCTGTAATAGGTGGAGTTTCTGTGGGGGTAGGAGTTTCCTGAGGAACAATCTGCTTTCGTTCTAGGATTCGGAAACAATCCCCACTAATGCCCGCGCGCTCTATGTGGATTACCTTGAATTCACCAGAAGCAAACTCTGGAAAGAAGGTATCTCCTTCTACGTTCGGAATCTTGAAGGAGGTTAGATATAGACGGTCGGCACGATCAATAGTCTGTTCGTACAACTGCTGCCCACCGATAACAAAAGCCTCACTGTATCGAATGCTTGTATATTGGATCGCTTGGTCGAGATCGTGGAAAATGATCACGCCGGGGACGTGGTACGTTCGGTCTTGGGTTAGGATTATGTTCTCTCTCCCAGGCAGAACTCTTCCTATCGACTCGTGGGTTTTTCTCCCCATGATCACCGGACATCCCGTTGTGTGCTCCTTGAATCTTTCCAGATCGTGAGGGAAATGCCACGGCATCTCGTTGTTTTTGCCAATCACTCGGGCTCCGTTCTCGTCCTTGGCATACGCCACTATGATTGACAGAATCATACTGAGACCTCCGCTTTGATCTGTGGGTGAGGATCATACCCCACCAGTTCAAAATCTTCGAAGACAAAGTCGTCAATGTTCTTGACCTTTGGATTGATAAGCATCTTGGGCAACGGTCGAGGGTTTCGACAAAGCTGCTCTACTGCTTGCTTCGTGTGGTTCTTGTACAGATGGACGTCACCGAAGGTGTGGATAAACTCGTGAGGTACCAAACCTGTAACCTGGGCTACCATCATGGTTAATAGCGCGTACGACGCAATGTTAAATGGTACTCCTAGGAAAACATCACAGCTTCTTTGGTACATCTGGCAGGAAAGCTTCCCGTTTACCACATAGAACTGGTACAGAAGGTGGCACGGAGGCAACGCAGCCTCTGATACATCTGCGGGATTCCACGCTGTAACTATGTGTCTTCGGGAATCAGGGTTTTTGCGAATGTCTCTAACCACTTGAACGAGCTGGTCAATTTCTCTCCCTGAAATAAACAGGTTATCATCAATCTCTTTGTAAGTTGACCAATGCCGCCACTGGTGCCCATATACGGGGCCCAGGTTACCGTCTTCGTCTGCCCACTCATCCCAAATACGTACACCGTTGTCCTTTAGGTACTTGATGTTCGTTTCGCCACTGATGAACCAAATCAGTTCGTGAATGATTGACTTGGTATGTAGCTTCTTGGTTGTGAGTAGAGGAAAACCTTCTTGAAGATTGAAGCGGAGCTGTCGCCCAAAAACGCTGGTGGTCCCAGTCCCCGTCCTATCCCCTTTCTCATCTCCATAAAGACAATCCTTAAGTAACTCTTGATACTGCTTCACAGCTGTCTCCCCGCGCGGTGATTTTTTGAAAGATGTACAAGGCAAGAACCCACTGCTGACTCTGTTAGATCCCGTAGCTATCCTTACAGATCTATAATGGACCTCCCATGACTTCCTCTCTTATGATAAGTGATCTAGACGAGAAAGTCAAATGTTAAATAGGGGGCAGTCCCTTTTTTTCTCTGTATGCCGGCATTGCAGCCGCAGCTTCCTCGTAAGTTATCAAGCCAGCAAGATGCTGGTTGTAAGGGTGTTGGAAATCAGGCAGGGTGCCACAATGTGGGCAGGCTTGATTCCCGTTACTACCAAAGTTGCCTGCCGAGGCACCACGTGCCGTCCAAAGAAACTTTCGGCCACAGATCTTATCTTCTTTATGTGGCTTCTTCTTAATGCCAAAGCATTGTACAATTCTTCGATCAGACATTACTACTCCTTCTTAGCGAACTCGACCACGTGTGGCCTTACCGCCTCTCCAAGAACCACTTGGGAGAGGTGCATCTCTCTTGGCTTCGCGGGCCTCTGACGGATGCAGGGTTGGAATACGTCCTGTTCCACCATTAGCAAGCACAATGGCTTCAGCATTGATGTGGATCTTGTCGGGATCGGACTTGTCCAAATTCGCACCTTTCGGTCGTAGGAAGAATGCCATGGTTTTTCCTCCTTGTTGATTTCTTTGCTTAGGATGACCCGTCGGTCATCTTTACTTAGGATCGTCCCTTACAGGACAACCCAGGGCGCCTCAGCCCCCTTTCTTGAGGAATGGGGGAAGAGGTTTCCCTTCTTCGGTAGTGAAGATGGGGTCTGAGCCTGGATGATAGAAACGTTTCATCTCTACCATGATTAAACCTTCAACAATCTTCATAGCCACTTCTGGGTCCGGCGCAGTGGCCACCCACTGCTTGTCACCAATCTCATCAGTGGCAAAAATTCCAAATCCACCAGGGGCATTTTCTATGACGTAGTTCCCTACGCTAAGAGTTGGTCCGTCGTTAGACATCGAACTTCTTTCCGTCCCAAACTCTTCCGGTGGCGTCAGGCTTAAAGCCTTCCAGCTCTATCTTCCCGCGTTCTTCGTCGGGATCCACATTGGCATCTGTTACAACTGTGCTCTCTGTGTCCCCATCAGTGAGTTTGTGGTCTTTCGGGACTTGGTAGGCAGGGTCGTCTTCCTGCTTGATAACACCATGATGTGCGCCACACTGGTAGTGTGTCTCTGGATCTTGTCCCCCGTCGGGATCAACAAACATCTTAGGGTCTCCATAGAGACCTAGATCACAGGCTTTGTCCGTTTCAGGATCAACCCAATCACAAACGATAACCCAAACTCCGTCTATTCGTTGTTTACTCATCTTGCTCCCCAAAGTGTAGAATCATTTCTGCGGCGTCACAACCACAGGGGCTGTCCTGGCCGTCTTTGCAACATACTACACATCTATAATCTTTTTCTTTGGCCCACCGGTCCGGCCAAATCCATACAATTTTACCCCCGGCCTTGGCGAAATATCTGAACGCCCCGCGGCTGGGGCTGGCTATCCAGATATGGGTAACCCCTGCCTCTGCTCCTAAACTACGTACTGCGTCTTTGGATATTTCCAATAGATGAAGGCCCAAACCCTTACCCCGGTAGTCGGGATGTAGGGTATTGGATTTGAAATAGCAAACCTTCGCGGGATCTACTCCCCACTCCTCCGGAGTACACCATTCGTCTATCTCCCATTGTCCAGGAGCATAGGTCAGTCTGAAAGCGATTAATTTTCCTTGTCCTCTAGCACCTTCGTACATCACATAACTGCAACACTTCTGACCACTATAACTCTTTTGGAGAATCTGTTCCAGTTTTGGATGATCAAGGTAATTTTCTCCGTGTACGGAGTCTCCTAATTCGATGATTGCGTCAAAGTCCTCTTCGCTGAGAGGATAAAGTCTGAGGTGCAGCATCTTAACTCCAAAGTAGATAGTTAAGTACGGACAGGCATTCTTGGATACCGTCCAATTCTTCTTCGATTACATCTAGAGCAGACATGGTTTCTTGTTCGTAGGCATCGCCAAGCTGCATGCCACGACTGACAATCCGGTTAATCTCGGCCTGGAGAAGCTCTATCCGCTTAACGTACATATACTGGGCAGTTAGAATGTTTTCCT